ATCTATCCAAACGTTACCTTGTTTTAGTCCACTTATATTTGCACCAAATTTAGCACCTAATCCTTCTATGGTAGAACCACTGTATGTGGTATGAAATACGATACCCATTTTTGATTTCTTAATCCTTTTACCTAAGTCTGAATCTTCTTTGACTGCGTATAGAATTGTATTAGGTTGGAATGTAATGTACTTACCGTCATCAAATTTAGTAGAACCTTTATCATTAGTATACATTAAATCACCTTGTAGGATTTCTTTCATGCCTACTTTTGAAAGATATCTAAATGAAGTAAGGAATTTTTCTTCTAGGTCACCTGTAAGTTCAGGTGCGTCTTTGATTTCTTGTTCTGATTTATAGTGTAATTGTTTTTGGGTGAATAAAGATTTCTTTGCAACAAAGAACTCACCTGATTCGGGGTGAGGCCCTGCCCATATAGCAGGTGCACCGTCCCATTTGACAGTCATGTTAACACGTGAACTACTATTACCCTTGAGCATTTTGCGTAGTTCCATAAGGAAATAGATAGCAGAACGTCCACCATCAATACCATTATTGATAATCTCGTCTTCTAAATGTTCTAAATGTAAATTTTTAACTGCCATAATAGTAGGCTACCACCTTTTGAAGTGTTTGTCTACTATTTATGATTTCTGTAATGGTGTCGAACTAAGGTGTTTGTCAATAGAAGATATGGCACCATTGAGGCGTTGCACCTCATTAGAGTCTTTTTGTTTTCTTGCAAGTCTTAATTCCTTTTTCAAACTAACTTTCTGTTGTAGTAAGTCTAGAACTTCTTGCGATTTCAAATTCTTTGCCATAATAATACCATACTGTCTTACTATTTAGGTATTTTTATATTTTAAAGTCCTTGAATTTCTCATTTCTGTCCATTACAGGCGTGTCGTCTTCCTGTGCAATTGCACTATCAACGAGTTCTTCCTGTGCTTCTTGTTCACAGTCATAGAATTTCATACGACTTCTATCAACACCCAAAACAAATCTTTTGAATACTGTAGGGTCGTTGTATCTGTTTTTCAATTGTTTGACCACCATTTGGTCTAACTCTTCTAGTTCCTCAGACGTAATCAAAGCAAACATAAAGTCTGCTGTTGCAGGTAATCCAAATGATTCTGAGGTATCTTCTAAACCAATATCGGTAGAACCAAAACCACTTCTTGTAGTTTGTGTTGCACTCATAATGGGCACGTCATATTCAACCGCAAGACCACGCATTTCTTCAGCAATACTCTTGACCAATGTGTAAGAGTTTGCACCAGCGCCAGGTCTGATACGTAATGACCCACATATGTTTAGATAATCGATATAGATTATATCGGGTTTAAAATCTTTCTTGAGTTCTAGTTCTTGTAGTAAGTGTCTAAAGTGTCCAACATGAGCAGCTGCTGTAGGATATTCTTTAATGAATACTCTACCTTTTGTTTTGTCTTTTAGTTTTTCAATCTTCTTACCATACATTGACTTAGACATATCAGGCAGTTCTTTGATTGGTACATTCATAATGTTTGAATCGATTCTTTCTGCGATTCTTTCTTCTGCCATTTCCATGGTAATGTACAATACATTCTTACCCATAAGTAAGTGAGCAGAAGCACAGTGACACATGAATAGTGATTTACCAACACCTGTTCCTGCGAGACAAATGTTCAAAGTTTTGTTTGGTAATCCACCCTTAGTCACTTTGTTGAAGTATTCCAAATCAAATGGTATCTTCTCTTCTTCTGTAGTATAAAACTCAAATCTTTTCTCCGAGTCTTCTAATACATTATGACCTACGTTTGCGTCAAATGTAACTGATAAGGCGTCTTTCAATAATTCAGGAATCTCACCTGTAGACCTTTGAGACTTTTTGTCTACGACTTCAATACTGTCCATAAGTGCAAGATAGATTGCTCTGTCTTGGCACCACTTCTCAGTTTCTTCCGTCAACCATTCTACAGGAGTATCTTCCTCAAAAGAACCGAACCCCGCTACAACTGATTTTGCTGAACCTAGAATGTTATCAGATAACTCTTCATTACTATCTAGATTTATGAGAAGTGCCTCAGTTGTAGGGGGCTGGTTGAACTTTAAAAAGTAATCAGATATCTCTGAGAAGACAGTCCTTTCGTCCATCTCAGTGAAATACGAACCCTTAATGTAGGGTAATACTTTTCTACTAAATGTTTCGTTAAGAACTAGATTCTTGAGAATCGTCTGTTCCAGTCTCGCTTGATTTTCCATACTTAAAATACTCATTAACTACTTCTTCTAATTTATCCATAACGTCTTCTGTAAAATACTTTTCAGGATTGTTATTGATTGTCTTACCGTATTCTGTTTTACCTGTTGGTAAAAGAACTCTCGTTCCTTGTTTTTTGAATACGTCAAAGGCAAGTGCAAGGTCAAGTAACCCATAGTATCTATCAAGACCTTTATCATATGTAAGTCTGACATCTACCATTCTGTTTTCCACAGTCAATCTTGATTTAGCATTCTTACAATGAATGATATTACCAATGATTTCTGTACCGTCCTTCTCTTTCCTTTTTGACAAGAATATAATTGAAGAGGCCGCATACTTAAGACCTGAACCACCACCCATTTCTTTTTGTGGGAACATGGAACCTATAACGTCATAAGTGTGATTGGTTACAATCATTGGCACTTTTGCACGTCCAAGTTTAAGAGTTAGAACTCTGAATGCACCCTTAGTAATTTGTGCTCGAGTCATATCTCTTGTCTCTTTTCCTTCTGCAGTATCTTCAATCTCTTTAGTAGTTGATAGCATACCAAGAGAATCAAGTACAAACATCATAGGTGGACGTTCTGACTCTTCTGTCTCAAGATACTTATCAAGTATATTCAGCGATTGGTTTCTGAATTCTTGAACCGTCACTACAGGCACGATAACTATACGATTGGAATCGATTCCTCTTTCCTCAATCATATCTTTCGTTAGTGCAGATTCTGATTCAAAGTAAATCACAGCAGCTTCAGGGTGGTCTTCCAAGAATTGTTTGACCATACCCAATGCAAAGAAAGTCTTACCAGTGGCAGACTCACCTGCAAGTGCAGTGATTTTGTTTTTAGGTAATCCACCTTTTAGTGAACCACTCAATAAGGCGTTGAAGATATAAGAACCCGTATCAATAAACGAGTCAACGTCTCCAGCAGCCACGCCATCGGAAACAACACTAGCGTATTCGTTCCCAGTGGACTTTACTAAGTCTTTAATAAATGACATAACACTTCTCCATAATGTATACCTATTATACTATGTATAATAAATTTCTGTAAGGGGTTTTCTAATCTTTTTTATGCCCGTTACCGTTTTTAATTCTTTTAGACTCATCAAACTTTATGACTTCTTCAATCATAGTCTTAATCGTATGGAGTTCTGTTTCAATGTGAATTATGAATGCAAATATTATACCTATCATGGTTATATAAAATACGTCCATCCACTCAATTAACATTATTGAACTCCTGCTTTATCATAAGACATTATTACAACTTCTTCGTCAATTAATCTTTTTCTATTAATCATATGTTGTTCTCGAATCTCTTCTTTTGAACCACCAAAATAAGGAACTGCATGTCCCTCTTCTACTAATACTTGGGTAGCAAGTTTAGTTTCACCGTCAATTTCAATTTGGAAGTCACCTAATATTCTACCGAACTTCCCCTTCATATCTTCGCCATTTCTATTAATTTGCGTTTGTAATATAGTTTCTTTGCCTAAAATTTCAATCAGACGTGCCTTTGAAGCTTTACCAAAAGTTTTTTCAACTTTATCTCTAGTACGGCTTTCGGGTGTATCGATGCCCATCATTCTGACTCTTTCGTCTGTTAAGACTACGCCAAAACCTAGGTCGATATCCACATCAACAGTGTCACCATCTATGACTTTTAAAATTTTTGCTCTATATTCATACATACCCTTTATTTATGAAAAGGGTCTATTTATTATGTAAAGAAACTATCTAAACTTGCAACTGGTTCAGGATTCCAACCTACTAGTCCAATGACTGCTTTTAGTGGTTCAACAAATGCTTTATCAAACTGTTTGTCATGGTCAATAAATCTATGCAGGTCAAATTCTTTTGGTAACGCTCCAATGAAAGATATCACATTCTCATTGATAGGATTCGGTGTAGTCAAATATGAGAAATGTAATTGTTCTGCTTCTTTGATTACTTCGTATCTCATGTCAAGATTCTTCTGTGTAAGTAAATGATTGTATAACAATGCACCTCTCACATGTATTGGTGTTCCTTTACTGTAGATAGTTGTTCTATCTGAGTATTGTCTGAGACCACGGCAACCTCTAGGGAATGCAACGTCCTCAGGCGGTAGCGTTCTAAAGTCTCTTCGTGCTTTTTCTACAAACTCCCATAGGTCTTGTTCTGTTCCATTCATGACAACATTAAATGCGTCTGTAAGTTTACCTCTAACCCATTGTGGTGTAGAAGACTTTGCAGTTTCTATGCCCATCATTTTCAGTTTAGGTTCTCTGAGTCTGACTCCTTCGTTATCATGTACGTTAAGAATGTATCTCTTCTTAGCAGTCCAAATACCTCTGTCTGCAATTACCTCACGACCCATTTGCATTTTCTGTTGGAATGCATTTGTATCTTTTGCAAGTTTATCATATCCTTTTGCAAGTACAGGTTCAATAGTATCTTCTGAGATAGTATTAATGAAGTCAATAATTTTTGCCTTCGGTGTATCTTCGGGAAAGACTTGTTTCACTAAATCGTCAAGAGTGATATACAATGAATCAGTATCGATTGCAATCACATAGTCTTTGTCTTCTGTCTTGAGAACTTGATTCAACCAATCATTGATTGTTTTCTCACCCCACTGAATAATCAACTGACCCGAAGTCGTAATTGCTTCTGCAAGGTCTACAGAAAAGAATGCAAACCACTGATTAGCAAGAGCACCATAAGCACTGTTCAATGCAATCTTACGAACTTGTTGGTTGTTATACGCACGTTTGATTTTTGTTTCTAAAACTGTACGTTGTTTCTTATCCGAAACACTTTCCAGTTCAATTTGATATCCAATCATTTTCTTCTTCCATAACTTTCTTTCGTCATAGAATTGTTCCATGAGTTCAGGAAGAAAACCTTGTTTGTCTTTTTTGAATTGTGCACCGTTTGGTGTTACAGCATAATCACCTTTGATTGTCTGTTTACCAGTAAGTAATTTTTCTACAGAAGTATCTACCTTACCCCTAATCATTTTCTCAGGCGAGATATTATACTGCATAATAATATGTGGATACAATGAGTTCAAGTCGAAACTTACAACCCAGTCATGACCGCCAACCAATGGTTCTTTTACGTAAGCACCCTCAATCTTATTGGTCTTTTCTTGTCCACGTAATTTCTGTGGTGGTGTTTGGATTCCTTGTTCCTTGAGGAAGTTGTAAATAATGGTTTCCCAATATTTCACCATTCCAAATGTGTCTGCATAATTACACTTAGCAGTATACGCCATTGATTGAATCAACTCAATGAAACCAAGTTTGTCTTCCAGTTCTTCAATCAGTTCTACGTCACGGACATTGTATTCTAAGAACAACGGATAATTAGTTCTGTATAATGTGTGTAAAGAACCGTACTCTGAATAATCTAGTTTTCCTTTACCCAGTTCAACTTGTGCTATGTGGTCAAGTTTGTAACTCTCTTGTTTGATAAATGTATTTTTTCTATACAGTTCAAGATAGTCAAGAACATTCACACCATAGAGATTGTATACTTGATTCTTTTGATATCCATACTGAGTGAATTCTCTTACGTCTGACATTCTCCAAGGCGAAAGTTTTTTGTGATACCCGTCACCAAATAATCTATCAATACGATTACAAAGATATGTAATATCAAATGAGTTTACATTCCAACCAGTTATGATATCAAATGATTGTTTGTCCCAATACTTTATAAATGCTTCTAGTAAGAATGCTTCATCTTGACAATCGACATAGTCAACATTGTCAGGTGCGTCCCATGGGCCGATTCCAAATGTAACTGAGTTCTTACCGAATGGTTTGATTGTGATTGCGTTGACTTTCTCTTTCGCTTCCATAGGGTCAGGAAACCCTTCTTCACACTCACACTCAATATCAAGTGAGGCGACACGAATGAGTTTGGTATTAGGTTCTATTGTACCTTGAAACTTATCTGCAATATAAGTGTAGACATAACGGTCATAACCGTGGATATCAAATCCTTCCACTTGTTCATATTGTTCTCTGAACTTACGTGCACCACCCATAGAATTTAGATTCACAACCTCAAGTGGTTGTCCGTCTAAAGACCTATAAGCGGTTTGTCCTTTCTTAGATTTGACGTAGTGATTAGGTCGATAGGCAACTTGAAGTTTTACCTTCTTATTGCCTTGATAACCTGTTACTAATATCTTGTCTCGTGTGCGTGCTACATTAGTGTAAAAATCCATACTGTAATTATACTACAGTTTGTTCTATTCTACAAGATTCTTTTTAGAATGAAAATCAAAGTTATTGATTGCAACGTCCTTAATATCCTTCCAGTGTGCTATTTGAGATAACTCATCTTCCACTGTCTTCATTAAGTCAGGGTGTTCTGCAACACCACTTGCATTCTTTGTTAATACCTCAACATTAATTTTGTGTTTTGAAATCATTGCGTCTGCTTGTTGCACAATCGCATTTAATACTTTGTCGTGAAAATCAATCATACATTCCTAACTGTTTCTTGTAGTTCTACACTCCTGCGTCCTACTTGTTTAAACCAACGACTATCTTCCATTTCAACAGCCATTCTTTCCCAATCATGGTCTTCAACTGCATTCAACATATTCTTGAATTTACCCAGTCTAGTTCCACCTAAGTTGAAACACATGTTAACCAAGACTTCTCTAATGTCGCCTGGCAAATCGTACCAAACGTCTTCTCCGATAACATGAACTGTTTCGTCCATATGTTTATCAAAGTCTGAGTCATAGTATGCGTCTACAACTTCTTGCGAAACTGCAGTACCAACTTCCCAATCGTACTCAGGGTCTTCGGGTTGACATAAATGTCCAACACCGAGAGTTTTAAATCCCAATGAGTCAATATAAATTTCTAGCACTTCACCTTCGTGCCTCTTAATCGCTTCTTTACATCTTTCTACGTTCATTTTTTCTCCTCGCTTCTTGCGACTTGTTCTTCTAGGAGTTCTACTAGAATATCTCCCATGAGGTTATTTAGGTCATTGTCTTTTTCTAAATCTGACAAGTCCATACCTTCGGGAACTCTTCTAATAGTTCTCTGAAAATTTAGTTCAGGTTTTCCTTCTACGAATTCCACCTTTCCATATTGATAAACGGTGTCTTTGAATTCACCCTTTATAATTTCTATAGCATAGTGTTCTTCGTCCCTTTGATTAGGATTCTCTACTACTCTATACATTTCACCAATTAAATGTGGTCTGTTACTCAATGCAATTCTCCTTTTTGAAATGACTTCATTTCCTGTACACCTTTATAATTATGGTGTGCTTGAATTGTCATGTCTGCTATTTCTATTTCAGGATAACTTGTAATCAACTTATAAACCAGTCCAGCAACTTCTTGACGTGAGATACTAGGCATAGGTGAATTAAGAAGACCTAGATTTAAAGTTGTCATTTTGTATTTTTTATCTGAGTTGTATTGTAGGTTATTTGCTAAATGATTGAGAGACGCTTTAGCAGCTGAATAGAGATAACCTTTTGATATGTTTGGTTGAGCAGCTCT